CATCGTCAAACTCGATAATCAAAGCTTTTGAATCCCAGTCCCATTCTTCCATTTCGGAATCGGTCATATATCGAACTGATGCAATAGTTTTCCCGACCAAGTTCTCAGCGGAAAGTTTTTGCCATTTTCTGACGGTTTCCCGTTCACCTTTTCGTGCTACTTTTTCTGCTAAAGTCATGTTTTCACCCCTTCGCAGAATTTCAGCGCGTCACTGACGGGTATTTCATGCTGTAAGATTGCCCCATTCTCCCCGTCGTGCTCGCTGTAGTAATAAAGTCCTAGCGTTACTAGGTCGGTCATTTCTTCGGGGTGCGATGGGTCGTCAGCATTGGTAATCAGCAGATAACTCTGACCCATGCGTTCGCCGTTTGCTGGGTTGATATTGTCGCTTAGAACCTTTTCGTAAGCGGTACATCCACCGCCCGTGTTTGTAAGTCTAAAGCCAGCCGCCGCCATGCTTTGCTCTACATTGGTTTCTTTGCTCAATCGTTCGTCGGCAGTAAAAGCCCACGTTCTAATCTTGCTAGATACCTCATAAAAATCTTCTTTGAACGGGTAGTCCTCAGCGCAATCCGCATCCTCACCCGCTCTATGCTCCATGCAAACTAGCAGCGTAGATGCTGCAATTGCAAAATCGTCATAAGCTTCTATGAGTTCTTTATCTTCTACTTTCATAGTCTCACCTCTAAATTTAAGTTGTTCCTGTATTAAATCACAGGCGATAACGCGCTCCAGGATTATCACTGGTACTTATGACGCGCTATGGTCTGGGATCTATTTTATTTTTACCCTTATCTTACCTTCGAGCCACGATCTGATAACGTGCTCTGGTAACTGGTGTCCGCTATGGTTGCCGCCTTCACCGACTGGGGATAAGTTTATCTGTCCCCAATTCGGGTAGATTTGGGCTTTTCTTGCGGCCCCGCCTAGCAGAACTTCTCCGACTTGGTATGTATTACCTTCTGTATCAATTACTGTCTTCATTGTTTCCATTCCTGTGTCTTAAATTAGCGTCGGCGTTGCTTTTTCATCAGCAATTCTTTGTTTAGTGCTAAAAGGCTTTTCTTTTCCGTTCAGCCAGTAGACTCCAAAAAGCGAATCACTTGGTGCGAAGACGTTTAACCTTTTTTGCATGTCGCAGAAAATTCCGAAACATGCGAACAGAGTCACATACATATCAGGATTGTTAAGCGATTGCTGTAAAGCAAACTGTTTAGCTTCCTGCTCATTACTTCCGGCTTCGATCATTTCCCGCCCCTTAAACACGTTGGAAAACGTGTCCGTTTTCTTCGCAATAGGTATCAGTTAATAAATCTCGACCATAGCTCTCGAAATCAAAATAGGCTTGCAAGTGTTCGGGCATTTCATCGAGCAATCCAGAATTGTCGTCGATAAATTCTGCGAGTTGTCTGGGAACGTCCCAGCTATCGAAACTGCCCATATAAAGACAAAGCAAGTCGTCAGGGGTGTGGTTATATTCGTTTAAATGTTGATCCCAATAGAGAACGCCTAAAGAAATAGCAGAAAATAAAGCATCTTTGCCAATAACGTCTACGTGTTCCTGGTATTGAATAAATGCATCAACCCCATAATTAAGCAAATGATTGGGTACGTTTTCAGTGTCGGCTATTTCCCACTCTTCGCGCAGTTCGCCGTCACTAGAGTTATCGGTTAATTCCGCCAGCCATTCGGCTAATTCTTCGCCGTGTTCCTCGGACGTTTTACCGTCCAAATCAAACCACTTAAAAACCAAATTACCTTTGTTATAGTCGGTCAGAGAGTTATAACAGACTCTCGCGTTTTGTTCGTTCATGTTCTCACCTTTGTTATGAGGTCAAAATGTGACCCCTTCACCAAAAAAGCCCCAGTTAAGGGGCTTGATTAAGCTATCTGTTGATTTAATTCATTTTGCGGATGATTTTGCCCTCGAATCTCTAAAATCGTCGGCGTCTTTCAGCATTCTCTGAAGATAATCGAGTTCGGGGTCATCAGAATCTACTTCCACGATTTGCAGCAATCGCCTAGCCGCTGAAATGCTCATTTGCATTTCTTGGACACTGTTAGAAATGTAATCGACGGCATTCGCCCGTGAGTCTCTTAAAAACTTCAATTGAGTAGTAACTTCTTTTTCATCAATGTCGGTTGAGAGAAAATCATCAAGCGCCATTGGTGCATGCGGATTAAAATTATAGCTGTCAAATTTGTCGTGATCGTCCATGGTCTCACCTTGTTTGTTGGTTAATCGAGTATTTCTACCCAAAAAGGCCGCATTAGCGACCTAGTGGGTTCGGTTTGTTGGTTAGTGGTTAGGTTAGTGCATCAATAGCGTATTGCTTGCCATGATGCGGATATGCTTCACGGTGAGCTTTCATCCTAGACCGGAAATACTTAACGGCCCAGCTATTGGCGTTAGGACAATGGACATAATCGCCCTGATTCCCGCCCTGTTTGATGGTCGCACCATTCATATAGGCATTACGGTACAGATTGGAAAGTTTAGAAAGTTTTTTGCGGTATTGTGAATATGTCATAGTCTCACCTATTTTTAGTTATCGAATGGTACTACCACGAAACCCGCAATTAAGCGGGTCATGGACTATTTTGAATAGTGGTTAGGCTAGGGCCTCTGCCTCTTTCCGATGGTGATATCGAATGGCATCGTGGCTGCATTTGGAAATAGTAATCACAGATTCCAAATAAATTACTGCCAGCTCATCATTATCGGAAAATCCGGCAATATTTTTGCTACTAATGTCGATTATAGGAAGTTTCTTCCCCGAAACTTTTAACTTACCTTCGGGATCAAGTAAAAGCCTAACGATGCCATTCTCAATAGTTCGAGTATACCTAGCGCCCTTTTCAAAGCCGCAAGAAAATAGTCTGGGATTGTTTCGCGTGTCTTCCAGCCAGACACGTTGCCCTCTTGATGTGGGCTTAACAAAAACACTTTGAATTTCCATAGTCTCACCTATTGTTGGTTAATCGTTTGTTACTACCACAAAACCCGCAGTTGAGCGGGTTAGTGGGTTAATTGTTAGCTAGTGGTTAAGTTTGCAGCAAATGATCCGCTGCTAGTCTGTCTTCTATTCGCTCAACCCATATAGGATGTAATTCTTCCATGTCTGCGAGCGTTTCGGACAATGCTTTAGACTCTTTTCCATAAATCAAACCAGCATAGTTATCCTGTGGTTTGCAATTAAGAAACTTTTTGAGAGTTTCAATGTATCGTGCTTTAAATTCAAAATAGTCCATTATTTTTTATCCTGTAATGATGTTTAAGCAAATGGGTAAGACAAGGTAAGCGATATAGATCATGCCTAGAGCCATACATGCGTGGTAAATGTTTTCTGCGAGGGTATCGAATGGTGCGATGATTTTTAGTAACTTTTTCATAAATAGTCTCACCTTTTTGTGAATGTCCGACAAGAATAGGGCAATAGATGTAGCAGTAAACAACTATATGTTTTGTGAATATGGCACGATAATTGGTGCCTATAAATATCCCTGAAAATATGCTAAAATCTATTAAATAGAAACAAGACTAATCATTATTCAGAATGATTAAACTCCAGATATGGATTGATTAGAATGATATCTGGATTGGGTTTGTAGGTTGCTGCACCCATTCACACACCTTATCCTCGCAACCAACTATTATTCATCTGGTGAATGCCGCCATTCTCAGATCTATTCAGCTCCAGGTGTACTATCACTGAGATCAATAGTACCCACCATCATTTAGAATGATCTAGGCATAGCCCCATAATTGATTTGAATGATAATGGGGCGGGAGGGGGACAACGCAATGTTATTATTAGTAGTACCCACCCATATACAAAATAAGCCAATTTAGAAAAAAGGCTTTGTTTGAATCTTTTTCAAGTTCTTGATTAACAACATTAATTAAACTTGTATTGCTAAATAAGTTTATTGCGGGTATTTTTGTCTGGTGATTGAGCATTCCCATTTAACGGAAAAAGACCGTGAGGCCATTGAAGAGCGTAAGGAGATACGTAAGCGGAAGCGTGGTCGGCCTAAGAAGTCAGAGGTAAAGGCCAAGAAGCAGGGTAATCGTGGGCCAGTAGGTCGTCCAAAGGGTGATGCAGCGATTATTAACGAGTATAAGGCTCGTATGCTGGCTTCCCCTAAATCCAGGTTAGTTCTTGAGACAATTTTCAATGCTGCACTTGATGATGAACATAAGAATCAAGCGGCTGCATGGAAGATGATTATGGATCGTATGCTACCCGTAGCTGCTTTTGAGAAGGAAGTCGTGAAGGATGGTGGTCGTAGTGCTATCCAGATTAACATTACAGGCGTTGGTGCAGTAGACATCCCTGATCAACCCCCTATTGAGGCAGAATTTGAATGAAGAATATCGTGTTATCAATAAAAGAATTCCTCGCAAAGCTCTTTATGAAAGGAAAAATCAAGGAAGAAGCTAAATTAATCGTTGAAGACGTTGTTGATGAGATAAAACACAAGGTAAAAGTGAAAGAAATCAAAGAAAAAATGAAAAGGGCCAGAGATGCCAAGGGGCGTTTCTTAAAAGACGACCCTAATACTGAAAAAAACGAAGCGTATGATTGATTTTGAGCAGTTATTTCTGTTTAAAGCAGATGTTGTCTCTGTTTATGACGGTGATACCATTACAACGGAAATAAGACTCCCGTTTAATATTTCCAAACGCTCTAAGGTACGAGTTGCCAGAATAGATACCCCTGAAATACGCACCCGCAGCAAGGTTGAGAAGGAAATCGGCTATCGTGCAAGAGACAGGATGAAGGAACTCTGTGGTGATAGGGTCTGGTTAGAGTCGTTAGATAAGGGAAAGGAAGACAAATATGGTCGAGTCCTGGCTAACCTTTATACCTATGAGTCTCAGGAAGACATTGCTCAACTCCTGATCAACGAAGGTCTAGGTGTAGCTTACGATGGCGGGACTAAGACACACAGCTGGGGATGACCGAACTTAATATACAGTTGCTTCCCTGGCAGCAGGATGTCTGGAACGACACTACTCGCTTTAAAATCGTTGCTGCTGGTAGACGTACAGGAAAGTCTCGTTTAGCCGCCTGGATGCTGATAATTAACGCTTTACAGGCCGATAGAGGGCATGTTTTCTATGTCGCACCTACTCAGGGACAGGCCAGAGACATTATGTGGCAAACCCTTCTGGAGTTAGGCCATCCTGTAGTATCTGGCTCACACATAAATAATTTACAGATTAAATTAATTAACGGGGCTACCATTAGCTTAAAGGGTGCTGACCGACCCGAAACCATGCGTGGTGTATCCCTGAAGTTCCTTGTTCTTGACGAATACGCTGATATGAAGCCTGAAGTCTTTGAACAGATACTCAGACCTGCTTTGGCTGACCAGAAGGGTGGAGCCATGTTCATTGGTACACCGATTGGCAGAAATCACTTCTACGATCTCTATAAGTACGCTGATTTAGGAGATGATGAGACTTACAAGGCATGGCATTACAGTTCCTATGACAACCCCCTGTTAGACCCTGAAGAGATAGATACTGCCAAGAAATCTATGTCATCTTACGCATTTCGGCAGGAATTCATGGCTTCTTTTGAGGCTAGGGGTTCTGAAATGTTTCAGGAAGAGTGGATTAAGTATGGTACAGAGCCTGAATTCTCTGATTGTTATATTGCGATTGACCTTGCAGGTTTTGAAGAGGTAGGAAAAAAACGTGCCAAAAACTCCAGACTTGACAGTACGGCAATTGCA